AAATTAGTTGGAATTGTTTCTCATAACAAAAGAAGGGGAAGAGTATGGAAGAAACGAGTCTATGAAAAAGACAGTTTGGTGGATTTGTTCGTATCTAAGATCGATGTAGATTATGTTGAAGATGAATTTAATAACATACAAACTTTTAGTGGTGAGTGGTGTTATAATTCTCAAAACTTAATTGATATGGCTACTCCAAAAGAAAAATGTTTCGGTGTCGATGAGATTATCGAAGGGTATCTCTCTCGAATTAATATCGATTTGGAATTACCTTACATCGGTTCTTTTAACATGAAGCAAATTCTCAATTTAGACGTAAATCCAAAAGCCTTTCCAGGATTTAGTACTAGTCAAAAGATCGCAAAATATAGAAAACAGACTAGTCCTTATATGAAAGATTATGCTTACAAATATATGCAATTTATTGCTAGACATGAAGAACAAATATTAGATACTTCAATTGTCGTTGTAGGCGGAAGGGAAAAACGTGTTAAATATAATATGGAAGATAAGGGGAAAAGAGTTAAAACAAGAGTTACTTGTATGGGAGAAGATGTTCCTACTTTAATCTCTCAATCCTTAGTCAACCCTATTACAAACTGTACTCCTGAAATCTCTGATCACTTTTCACAACTAGCAAAAGTCTATGGTGAGGGTAATCTTCAACGTTATGTTGAGATGATGAAACCAAAAGATTGGATGGATGTGATTTGTGACCTAGATTATAGTGGTCATGACAACAATACTAGCGAAGATCAAGTTGTCGCAGCTTTCTCTTTAATTCGATTGTGTTTTGAAGAAAGTAAGGAACTTGATCGATTATTTTATTATTGCATGAGTTCAATGATCTATAAGAGAGTGTTACTTCCAGATAGTAATATGGTTTATCAATTAAACAAAGGTATATCAACGGGGCATGGTTTTACTTCACTGATAACTACATTGTGTGCTTATGGTACTTTAGCCACGTCGTTAGATCGTATAACGAATGTCATGACTCCTGAAGTAAAACAACAATATTTAAAGAAGAGTTACATAGCTAATGCCGGGGATGATGTCAATATGAGGATTGACGCAGAGTTGATCACCCCTTTGTTTAATGATGTCATCGAAAATTCTGGTCATAAGATTGATGATATCCATGAGAACGGTTATCACATCAGTAATAACCCAATCTCACGTGTTACTTTCTTTAAGAAGCAATTTCAGGATTTCTCGTGGAATTCACGAGAACTATTCACTAATATGGTTCACCCGACAATTGCGCGTCGGAATTTCGGTAAAAGGTTTGATAATCTTAAAGTTTTAGTATATCAGTCCCCTGCTGATCACATTTTAAATAATAAAGTGATTTGTTTAATGCTTTGTTATATATTATGCGGTAGGGGATATTCTAATGTT